ATTTATACTAATTAAAATTTGTAATAAAATTATTCTTCGTCTTCATCATCATCTGTTTCTTCTTCAGATGATTCTTCCTCTTCCGTTTCTTCAACTTCTTCATCATCATCTAGATCTAGTTCTAATTGTTCTTCTTCTTCACCATTGAAAATATGACCAGCAACTTTAACCTTTTCAGCTTCTAATGCATCATCTATTTTTGATTGAAGTATAGTGGTGAAGTGAGGTTCCGCTTTAGCAAAGTTTTGTCTAGTAATATCGTCAATTAAATCTTCAATACTCATTGTTCATCTCCAGTTGGTTCATCATCTGTTGGACCTTCATCGGCCATTTGTTTACCTATATTTTCAATATCTTCATCAGTGAACTGAAGTATGTTTTTCATTACCCATTCTTTTGAGTAGTATTCACCAACATACTGTTGCATCTGATCAAGTGTTTGGATTCTTTCTCTTAGTATTTCTGCGTCCCTGAGTTCTGTAAAATGATTATCACGTGTGTGTTCTACTACAATATTGTTTTTCCAGCTATTCCAGTCTTCTTCAGTAATAATACTTTTTAAGATCAATTGTTTCTTTAATATACCATAGAACAGCATATTAAAACGCGATCTCAATCTATCTATAAACTTCTGAAACTTCAATTCATCACGGTTAATCTCAGTAGATCTACCAAGTGAGAACTGTGATTCTTGCTCAAGCCTGTTTATAGGTACGTTAAGCGATCTATAGAGACGTTTCTGGAAGTATATGATATCGTCGATTTGTCCCAGGTTTTCGCCGCCTGGTAAGGTAGAGATCTCAGTTCCTCGACCACCTTCTCGTCTTGGCAGCCAAAAATCTTCAAGCATCGACATACTTTTTCTATCATCTCTTATTGCTCCAGTGTTAGCATCATACACCAATTTATTGCGATACTTCGCCATGATGTTTTTCATGTATTCTTCGGCCTTACCTCTTGGTAAGTTGCCAACATCAATATAGAATATTCTACGTTCAGGAGCTCGAGCTAGTCTGTATATAACTAACGAGTCTTCCATCATGCGTAATTGGTTAATAGGTTTTAGTGCCTTATGTAAGTGAGACACAACCTTACGTCGTTCTTCGTCAAGTAAACCAGATGTAACGTAGCTAACAGAGTCAGCACTCATCTTGATTCCTTGTTTAGTTGTTCCTGGTTTGTCCTGATAGATAAAGAACTCGTTTACGTTTTCAATAACAGAGGCACCACTAACTGGATCTCTTTTCTTCTTGACTTCTTTTACTTTACGAATCTTTGCTGCGTCTATAGGACGTATTTCTTGAATACCAAGTTTAGGATTCTTTTCGTCTACAACTAAGTGGTGATACATTCTACCATCAACGTACCAACGTTTATATATGTCATGGCCTAAGTTATTAAACTCAAGCATTGAGTATACTTCTTCAAATTCTTCTTGAATTTGTTTCTTTATGTTATCAGGTGCATCAACATTATCAAGTACAAGAGATACAGATTTTTCTGCATCTGAAGATGTGACTGATTCGTTTACAATATCTTCTACAGCAGCATCAACTTCTGGATGTGTTGCTACCTGTCTGTATTGTCGAATAAGTTGAAAGTCGTCTTTGGATTTTTTATCGTCATCACCAATGTTTACGTAGGTGCCATAATGTGCACCAGCAGCAGTTACATAACCTGCTCCATCCTCATCTACAGGAGGTACGATTGACGGCAGCATATCCTTTCCGCTAGATGCTTTCGCTCTACGGATTTCAAATCCAAATAATTTAAGTCCGCTATTATCTGCCATTTTAATTCCTCTTAATAGTACAGAAAGGGCAGAAAAGCTCTGCCCTTCCCTCTATTTATTCACTTACGTAGTGGTGTTAGATTCCCAGTACTGGACTTGGAATTCCACTGTGAATCTCTCAATTTCGTTTTCTGAAGCATAGTTCAGATCGATTGGAGAGACTGCAGTTGGAAAACAACCACGGAAGTTATAAGTCTTCAAAATAGATCCGTCTTTGTCAATTTGATCAACAATAAGATCTGCTTCGTAATCTGTAACGTTGGTTAGACCAGTGTTTTGCTGGTGGCCGTTCATGCCATTCATCCAACGCTCCATTGAATCACGAATTCTGAAGTCTGTGTCGTTTATAATAGTTGGCGTCCATACATCGAATGTACGATCACCAGCCATTTTTAATTGTCTACCGCGGAAAGGTACAACGATTGTACCAATAGTAGAACCTGGAAGCTGAGCAGCTTCGCAAAGAAATGAAGTAATTTCTACGTCACCGTTTGCGTAAGTAGGGAAATTGATAGTTGCTTTGAACAGATTAGCTCTAGCACCACCGCCTCTCAGCTTGGATTTGAAATCATCAACTCCTAAAATAGCCATTTGTTTTCTCCTCTGACGCTATTATACTGTGCCTGCTACTTCTTCAAATTCCACACCAGTTCTTACAGCTACAAAATTTAGAGTGATGTAGTTGACCGAACGTGCTGGCTTAATGAAGATATTAGCAACAAATTCATTTCTGTCGATTACGGCTGCAGTATTGTTTGTTGCGTCACATACAACTCTGAAGTCCGTTATGCCTCTTCGCCCTTGGATTTCTCTTAGGAAAGGCTCAACAATATTTACAAATTCAGCACGTGAAAACTCATCGTTAAATTCGAAGAGTGTATTTCGAGCAGCTAAAGAAACAGCTCTTTCGACTGTTAGGAACAATCTTCGAACGTTGATTCTGTCGAATGCAGAAGGTCGTGCTAGTTTTGTTTTATCGCCAAACAATAGGACACCTTGTCCTGGTATGTTTGAGATTGGGTTAACGCCTGCTTTATATAGAGTATCACGCTGCGACTTATTCGGTGAAGAAGCCAAAGATGTAATACCTAGATATTGGCCACGTCTTGGACCAGCTGGTGAGAACCAAGGTGCAGCATTTGCGTCTGTTGCAGCCATGATACCAGCAGTAGAAGATGAGGCTGGGATGAAGCGATACTTATCGTTATACTTATCGTAAACTTTTAGATAGTTGTTATCAACTACTAGATAAGATGAATTTGTAAATGTATCTGCTGTTGCTATCGCATTTGTTACTTGAGTAGCAGGGGATGATACGTTTACAACATCTGTTCTTGCAGGAGATGCAACTACTACTGCGTCTTTACGAGTAGTTCCGGCTATTGCAACTAGATCGTTTACAACTGTTGTTTGATCTGACCTTGAGCTCATGCCTGGTGCAATCAAGAAGTCTACTGTGATAGTGTCTTTGTCTTCAAGAAGATCGAATCCAGTAGCTATGTTGCCAGCTGATAAAGTACCAGCATCTACACCGCTTGCAAGAGAAGAAGTTCTTATGTCTCTGAATGTAGAGCTGTAATCTTTACCACTAACAGCAGCTGAACCAGCGTCACTATCAAATGTGCCGCCTGCGCCGAAGCCTGCCATCCATACATATTCTGATTTTCCGTTAATCGTTTCTACTGCGTAGTTAGATGTACCATCAGGTGATTTTGCGTTTGAAGCTTTTGAAATAAATGGGAATGTTTCGAGGATTGAACCACGAGTTCCTGAGAATAATCCGTCTTCATCAACAACTGCAACATGCATCTCATCGTTTGTTGCACCGACTCCAGTAGCGTAAGTAGATGTACCAGGCGCAGCATCAAAGCTACCCTTATAGATCCAGTTAGTAAATGCTGAGTCAGCAGCAGATTGTGGACAGACAGAAACTGATAATGAATTACCAAGAGCTCCTGGCCATTTTGCGACAAAAATATTGTCGTCGCTGTCTCGGGCCGCTAATTGTGCGTTCCAATTATCGAGATTTTTTACAACGGGCTGACTTGATTGTGCTACGTCAGTCGCGTTGACTGCAGAACCGTCGATTGCTCGAACAGTTTGCATAGAATTTGAGTATCGTAAGAAATACGCTGCCGATAGGAAATCGACTGCTCTTCCTTCATTGTCGTCAGGAGATCCAAAAGTCTCAGCAAGAGTCGCCTCACCATCGATGAGGGTAGCTTGTTCAACCGGACCCCAACGAAAGTTCCCGACAAATGCGCCAGTAGTAGACTGTACATTAGGCACAACGCCCGTAAGATCTACTTCCTTGACTACAATTGCTGGAGACTCTGAGGGAGTAAATAGTGCCATGACTGTTTTTCCTTTTCCAGTGTTCTAATTATAAGCAAAACATAATAAGAATCTTCACTTGATAGTATTTATAATAATTTCAAAATGAAGATTTCTACCATTGTTCTTCAAATGTTATGGCCCATGGATGTTCTTCTCGTTCCTGTTGAGCAATGTATTCGGATCCATCATCTACGAATCCAAACGGTAACACGTCTTCTTCGATCTCTTTGATTCTTTGCTGAAACATCATTTCTTTAAGATTAATGTTTGTCATATCACCAAAGTAGTTACTTGTAGCAAAGTAACCAAACATCACTAGGTTCATCATCAAGTCATCATGGTTACCTTCTGATGCTTGATACGACTGGCCTTTGGATACAAACGTGGATATTTCTAAGATAGTGTTTTCATCTACGATCTTGAGCTTATCGTTTTCAATA